TATCTTTAATAGTAAGAGTAGCTGTTTGTTCATTGATAGTATATTGATTAGGTTCTAGGAACTTGCCATATACATCGACAATCACTTTACCATTCTTACCAGTAAAGTTATCAACCGGGAATTTAAGGTTAGGATAAACAGTTTGTTCTTTAGCACCAACTTCTAATCGTTGAGTACTCATAGAAATATTAGTAGCTTCAATACCAGCTGGACCATATCTATAAATAACTTCTACTTTATCTGTTTTTCTAGCACCAATAGCTCTAGAATTAAATGATAAAGTATTATTATAAGCTTGATACCAGTCTTGCTCTAACCATTTATCATTGATCTTAACGAAGACTTTATATCCAGTACGGAAATAGTTTTCGATAGGCGGATGGAGTTTAAATTCAATCTGTCTATCTTCATTATGCTCAAGAACTTCTACATGAGTTTTTAATGTAATATCAGAATATACTGCAGCTTCAGCATAAATGAAGTTGAATGTAAGATTAACGCCGTATTGTACCGCATCAGTATCATTCAATTGAATAGTATTTGTATCGATGAACGTATATCTACTAGGAGAAATAAAAGTACCATTATGAGTTAAGAAGAAACCATTACCATTTGCACAGTAGTTAGTAAATGGTTCAGGTACTTTAAATATCTTTTTATCATAATCTTCAGATAATACATCAACTCTAGAGAATTTAGTATTAGAATAATTATTATAGAGATATAATACAAATACTTCTCTATCTGTAGTACCACCATAAGTTGGTTTAATAGTGATAGTATTTGTCTTGATATCTATATCATAGGCATCTTTTTGTAATGGTTCACCAGCTAAGAATACTATTAAATCATTACCTCTGGAGATATAGTTAGGTGTAGGTGGAGTAAATTTGAACTTATTATGGCTCATCTTAGCTACATCTAATTTCATGAATAATGAATTATCTGTATCTACTTTATTATTACCACCCTTGGTTCTATCATCATAATAGAAGTTATATCTAATATCAGTAGCACCATTACCTAAACCATTTGGTTTGATTTCTAAATGGTCGTAGTTATTTACATCGTAGTCAGTACCACGAGTTGCTTTAACCCATTTATTATCTCGCTTAAACCATACATCCATTACATTACCTTTTTCAAGGAAGTTTTCAAATGGATATGGTATGGTAAGATCATTTATCTTACGTTCTACATTGGTTTCTAATAACATATCATTCCAACGAGAATCTTTAGTTACCATTTCTTCATAGACGAAGTTACCCCAACGATCTAGTTGTCTATCTCGAAGGATAAAGTATCTAAAGATAGTAAGATTTTCTACACCAAATAGATTTACAATATCAAACATACCTCTTGCAGAGGATTTATTATGAATTAATTTATTCAAATTCTTAGCAATACGTTTTTGATATTTAAGTGGAATGGATTTATAATATTCCATACCAAACTTTTCAAAGATTGCTTCTACACATGGTCTATCTAGTAATTCATATTTAAGGATATTCTCCTGAATCTTAGATAACATTTCTGTCATTGTCAATAATAGAATCAATAGACAGATAAAGTTGCAGTAGAAGTCAGAATTGTATTTGAATGCTTCAGAATAAATAGCATATCTTACATAGATACGGTTTTGTTCATAATTATATCTAAATTGCTCAGCAATATTTTCTTCTTCAATTGTAGGTGTATACAATAGTTGGAATCCATATGCTTTACGAGCAGAATATGGAGCAATACCACATTCAATATAGTTAAGATAGTCCGCTTGTGGATAGTCTGTTTTGATTTGTTCTAAAATACCATAAGAGTTAAGTAATTTAGCACCAGATGCTCCTATTTCATGCACATAAGTAGCATTCCATAAGTTTCCATCAGGTAATAGGTATTCATAGTCTCTAAGAGGGATACCATAATCACCAATCTTAGGCAAACCACAAATAGTACGATAATAATCGTTCAATTCTGTATACGTATTGATATAATCTTTCATATACAACTGGCGTAAAGGTTCTTTTAAACCTTCTGGTATATCATCGTAGCTATATGCTCTATTTTCTGTACGATTTGTTCTTCTAGTAATGATAAAGTTAGCAAGTTCTGGATCTACTCCAACTTTCAACATTTGATCTTTACTAAATTCGCAAATTTCATATGGTACATTACCTTCGGTACTCATAATAAGCATATCAGCTTGGATTAATGAATCTTCTGTTTCATTGTTATCCGCTTCTTGCTCATTCTTAATTACGGCACCAAAAGCTAATTGTTTTACATAATAAAGTAACTCATCAACGAATGGATTGTTCGAATATGTCTTACTTATTTTATAATTTGCCACAATGTTGACTCCTTTCTTTATATAATGATTATTAGTATGTATAAGCTCCTCGTTTTTTCCAGTATAACATATAGATAATCCCTAAACCCTACCAATTTAATCATTATAGGAGGCTTGCTAAATGCAACACCAAGAATTCATTAACCCTAAAGAGGAGTTCCCTGGGATTTTCACATACGATGATTTTAATCCAAAACTCTGTTCACCAAATTCTCCTTATGAGATTGATTTTTCTCAATCCAAAGAGACTTTGATGGATGTGGATTTATATCGTAAATTCCTTTACTCCGCAATTAGTCGGTTCCGCTCTAGTGCCTTCTATAAGCACTATAAAGCACACCTAATTTTTGATTTAGGTTTGGACCGATGTCAATTACATCCACATATCACAGTAACTGGAGAAAAAGAAGTTGCTAGTTTAGAGATGCATCATCATGTATTGACTATCTTTGATATTGCTTACATTATTTGTGAGCATACTCTTAATACATATGGTACTCTTACTTCTTTTGATTTAGCTGAGATGATTCGAATGGAACATGAAGCTCATCGAGTAAATGTGGTAATGCTTTGTAAAACATGTCATGATATTTATCATGATAGATTGGATAATTTCAAAGTTCCATCTTATTTAGGATTTGGTAAATGGTGGGAGCTATTAGATAGATATAAATATGGCATTAGCAAACCTATTGCTGATAAAATCTACTATATGCTCAAGAACGATCTCTATGATCAAAACGGAAACGAAGAAAAAATAATGAAGTTGCTTGAATTACGAGACAATATCGTACAATGGAGTGAGCTTAATAATCATTATTTCGGAACGTAGTAAAATAGCAAAAAATAAAAGAAGATATAGGGATGCTCAATATTGAGCATCCCATATTTTATCTTATTTCTTATTCTTTTTCATTTCTTGAATGTGCAAGATTAAGTCGGCTGTTTGTTCGCCAACTAATTCCCCTGCTTTGTTAGCTTGTCTGATAGCTACAATCATAAATAACCAAGATGCGATAACTTTTAATACTTTTACTGCTGTTACTTTTTTCATTTTAAATACCTCTTTCTTAATTTTTGGAACGTAGTAAATTGTGTTATTTTTTCTTTTGTTCATTTAATTCAATACAGAATTCGGCAAGCTCTCTACCATAATTATTACCAGCTACAAAGATCAAACCTAAAGACAAAAGAACTTTCACTGCTTTGAATACTAATTTCATTTTTAAAATCCTCCTAAAATAAAATACATTTTGAGATACAATTTATATCTCTTTCACTATTATAATATATCATTGAAAAATCAAACTATTACAAATTCCACTTTAAGGAACGTAGATAATTATTACAATTTCTACACAATATTAATTTGAATATTATAATTAATTTGGAGGATACAATGAAGAACTTTATAAATAGAATATTATCTACGTATACTAAGTATGACTTAGTTAGTTTAAATAGAGCTATCAAATATTGGAAACAAGATACTGCTTATAGTATTAAAAGTAAAGTGAACAATACGGGAAAGTTTATTAGAGACCATTTAATTATGGTTTCTATTCTATTAGCTATCTTAGCTTTCTTTTCTAGAGAGTATATTATTATTGGGGCTTTGGAAACTTCTCTTATTATAATTACTTTCTTATATGATATGAGAGAAAAGCAAGCTTTTAAAGAAGAAACTTTCTATATGGGAATTGAAGTTAATGAAGTTAGAATGGAATTAGATAACTTCATAAGCGAATGTCTTGAAGAGTATTTAGTTTATTCATCTTATGATGGTTTGAATCAAATATCACCAGATGCTGAAACTAAGATTAGAAATAAAATTGTAGATTTAGTATCTGCTAGAATTTCTCCTACTTTATTTAAAAAGCTTTCTATCAAATATAAAGAAGAATCTGTATATGATGTAATTGCCAATAGAATAAATATCATGGTAATGAATCACGTTATTGCAGTCAATACTAACTTAGATAGAGAACGTATGGAAACTGAAAGAAATAGAGCTCCAAAAGATAATAGATATACTTCTACTATCCAATATCTAAATAACGATAACCAAATTATGTAAAAAAATAAAAGAAGATGAGAGTAGCCAATATTGGCTACTCTCTATTGTTCTCTTAAAATACAGGATTATCATCTGAAGTTTCAAAATCTGTACCTAAGATGATATTTAAGAATTTAAGATGGGAATTCATACCATCATAAACTAATTTTTTCAGTACAGATAGCATTAGAATACGATCAGATGAAGTAATCATCATCTCAGCTAAACCACCGTCATTTCTTACAAAAGGTTCGCCAAGAATTAGATATTCACTAAATTTATTAAATACTTCATTACCTGTATATACAACAACTGTATTAGACTCTTGGTCATAATAACTTCTCACCTCAACATCATCATCAAATGGGCGAGAAACCCAATTGACAATAGAACGTTCTGGTGTATGAGGGAGATTAGCTCTCCATCTGTTGTATCTTTCGATTTGATCTCTATCTAAAGTAACTTCAAATCTATAAACTGCTGGAATCATCATAACGATACTCTCCTTTGATAACTAAATAGGGAAATCTTCACCACCGAAACCTACATTGATTTTAAGTCCGATGATTCTTTTTAGAGTTTCGATACACTTACGATAGTCAGTAAATATAATACTGCTACCTTGTGCCCATATTACAGTTTCTTCAGAGAATGTAAGTGGTAATACATAGTATCCACCTGGTTTAAATTCCTTTGGAGTTCCTACTCCAATGAAATTAGAAACTTCAGTTGGAGAATCTTTGCTCTTTGAGTATATAAATACAGTTTCATTCGACGTGGAATAGTAAGCTCTCACAATATAAGTATCAGTTTCATATATGGTAGTTGCTCTAGTCAATGAATGGTCTAGAGTTGACCTCCAATTAATAAGCTTATCTATAGCTTCTTTTTCAATTTGTACAGAAACTGCTTTTGTCTTAATAATCATAATACACCTCTAAAAATTAGTATCGAGAATAGTATTTAAGGTTGCGATATATCTACAACTATCTTCAAAGTCATATCCACTTCCGGTTAGATATACTGCTTCGGGGTGTTTGAAATCAATATGTAACATTGTAAGATCTGATGCAAATGTAAGTTTTAATGTACAATATGCTCTTCTCTTTTTTAAACCCTCATAATATTCTTCTACTATGACCTTACATTCTTTTTTATCGTAATATGCTTTCAAACCCATTTTATCAGTCGTTGGGTATGTATTAGCACTTTCGTCATTCGTAGGCAGTGAATTTATCCATTGATACATTTTATGAGCAGTTATATTGGAAACTACTGCCGTAAATTCAGTTATATAAGTCTTAATACATATTACATTATTTTTCATGATAATTATTCTCCTTTAATTTTAAAGATATTATCTTCTAAAAGATTATTCATCAGATTAAAGAATCCAGTATAGTCATCATAACAATATCCATCTTCTTTAAATGAAATAGATATACCAAAGTTAAAATAAAATTCAATTACATTATATCCATTGAAACCGGTTGTAATTTTACCAAATTTCGCCGATGGATCACCTAGTAGACCATTTTGAATTGCACGACCATAAATTACATTAATAGTATTAAATCTTTTATTATGGTATAATTTTATAAATGTACCATTTGGGTTATTAAAGATTGCTGCTTCTGAAGGTTTCTTAGGTAATGAATTCATTAATTCAGTAAACTTTTCAAAAGTATTATGATTAACAACAACTTGACAAGAATTGATAAGAATATTTGTTTCTAACATTTTATTTTCCGTCCTTTTCTTTATTATTATAACTTTTCGTTAATCTATTTTTGTATTTTAAATACTTCACCAATGATATCATTCATCATTCTGAAGAAACCTGAGTAATCTTGGTAATAATAACCATCAGCTTTTGCCACGATATATTCATTTTCTTTAAAATTGAATTCTAATACACGGTGATTAGCTGCTAGAACTTTGATGCTACCATAATCTCTAATATTAGCTAGAGGGCTGTATGGATCAGAGCCTGTGCCCCTAAAGATTCTAACAGATCTGGAGCGTTTATCATAATACATGATAAAGAATACACCAATTTCTACATTCGTAAGAATATATTTACCATTGTTTAAATCATTACCAAGAGATTCTGTCCAGAATACATAATTATCAAACATTTCAGAGCTAATAGCTACACTAACTCTATCCACACAAATATTAGTTTCGTTTAATTCCATTTTAACTACCATCCTTATTTTTAACGAAAGAATATGGAGTACCCAATATTGGGTACTCCTATATCTTATCTTCTTTTAAAATATAATCCATCTTCATCGACAGTATATGTATAATACTTTTCGATGAACATGTCTGATTCCAAGAAAGCATCATCCACCATAGCCAAAGCCATAGGATGTGCTATAGCATAAGTAAGTTTAGGAGCTATTAGATCTGCTTCAGGGATATTATGAATAAGACAAGCATCTTGTACAATAGAAAGAATTTCAGATTCCATTTCTGTAATATCTTCAACTCTTTTTCTATTGAATTTGATATAAATATCAACACATGTCTCATTAGTTTCTGGGTTCCAAATATCTACATAGAATTTAGCACTTAGAGTACCAATTCCAAATAGTTTATATATTGGTTTCAGAATAGATGGAACTTCTTTAACGGTCCCATCTATATCGATATTTCGTTTAATCATAATAGCTCCTTATAAATACCGTGACAATAATATTCTCAGCACTTCTGATAATAAAAGATAGTTGTATGAAATATCCAATTTATTTAATACATAAGACGAAGAAACTTCTGAGTCTTGTATACCAATATCTTGAATATACATGTTTTGACCACCTATCTTGTATCTGGTACAGAACTCTGATCTATTATTGAATTCTCGATAATACCCTAGCTCAAGTTCACCATTTCGGTAGCTTTCTAGAAACTCTTTTAAAATTATTATAGTATTATTCAATGAAGTAGTTTCTAAAATATTGAAGAGATAGCATAGGAAATCTATCATAAAGTTTTGATGCTTTACGATGGACAACTCCCCTATACCTTTTACATCTATACTATCAGTGAATTTACTATAATAGAGCTCTAGTTTATACGCTTGGATAAATGAGCTATAAGTATTCTTATTGAGAAATACTAAATTTTTAAATTGGTTATATTCTAAATATTTATCTAAAGTAAATACAGCATCTTTCTTTACTGCAACTACATTAGATTCATTTAGGTTATTCGATTCGAATAACATTTTTCTCGCTTCAACAAAACCATCTTTTAATCCCTGGTTTATTTTAGGATAGTCTCGTTGAAGAGTGCCGATAGTTCTTTCCCTAAGACCTTTAGGCATGTTATAGTATTTGTCGAATTGATCTTGAGTGATCAATCCTTTATATAAGAGAATATTGATATTGGCTTTGCTCATATCATATTCTCTTATAATTCTATTTATTATTATAGAATCATCCGTTAAGAATAGATCCTTTTCGTACATTGCCAATATCGAATACTCCTTTTGTAATCATAAATCTAATTATGTTAGAAGTGCTTCTATTAGCAACCATTCCGATCGTTTTACATAGCTCGTAGATAGGTTTATAGATCTTTAAACAAACTTTAGTAGTCTCTTCACCTTTCTCCAATCTATGTTTATACCAACAAGGTATATGGATATTTCCATTTTTGTAAAACTCATCTATGAAATTTTCTATAATGATATCATTCAAAAGATCGTGTCTATGAATTTCAAATTTCTTAGATCTTTTTAATAAAAGGTCATAATATTTTCGTTCTATATTTAGATTAATATATTTGGATTCATCTAATTTGTTTGATTCAAACGCTAGATGGCTAGAGACGATATTACAAACTTTTACAACTTCTTTACGAAGTTTAGTATTATATATTTTATTCATAGCTAGTGTAATGAGTACATTCTTTTCTGAGAATTCATTCTTTCTACACTTAGCTATGAAATCAAATATAATATTATGATTTTCTAAAGTACAATTAACTTCAGAGATTAGTTTAACTCTTTTAGGAAGGTATCGTCTTTTCTCTTTACTAAAACGATAAGGTCTCATTCTATTAAATTCCAAGAAGATTTCTTCCATAAAAATGTCAAGGTCAATACCTTCGATATCACAATAAGAATCAAATAATTTTTTAAATTCATACGGTAACGTGAAAGAGTATTTGTTACGAGAAAACACATTCCGCAACGAATATACACCACCAATCATTAATACTAAATTTGATAACCATTTATCTCTTCAATATTAATGATTTGTTTTTGTAATTCATCCACGTCAATGACTTCACTTAGATAGAATTCTTTATCATAGATAAAATTAGCTGAGTTTTCTATTTCGGAAGGGTCTGCATATAATAAGTCTTCCAATGTAGAAACTATAGAAGTTCTACATCCATAACGTTCATAGATATGAGCCATAATACATTCGATTATTTGTAGTCTTCTATCATCACTCATATCACAAACTACAACTACATCTTCATTCATATATTGATGCATCAATATAGTAAGAATAGAGTAGAATGGGATAGGAGTAAATCGTAGAAAGTTCATATAGTTGAATGTAAACTGTTCTTCATCTTCCCACCACATTTCAGTATCAGGGATAAACTTATTTAAAGCTATCCCTATACTATATTGGGAGAGAATGTTGTAGAAGAACGTATTATCTCTTTCTTTAAGAGCTTGAAATAACCTAGGATCTTCGCCTAAAACGATTTTTGGATCCGGGTTAGTTGGAACAAATACAATCATTCTCTTCCTCTTTCTTTAATCTGCTACGGTAGATAGGGTAATCTCTCTACCATCATAATGTGGAGTAAAGGACTCGACCCAATACAAATTACCAGCTTCATCTGTTTCTCTAGCAACCCCATTTTCTTTAAGGTTGTCAATGAAACCTCTTGCCTTTTCAGCACCAATATGTCTGCCAATATTAACCAGACCAGAAATCAATGTGATCATAGAATCAAAATCTTTATAAGTTAAGTGATACTTATTCTTTAAAGACTTATCTCCATTTAGATCACATTCGATTTCTTCTGGTGTGAAATATTCGTAATTTCTGTCTGTATTGATACGTTTGTTTCCATCCTCTGAAATAAATTCAAAGACTACTTTACAACCATAAGCAATACAGAATAATTCGAATAAGCCAAGATGTGGTGTTGAATCAGGACAGTGAGCAGTGATAACTACATAGCTAGGATCTTTATCTTCTTCTATGTATTCATGATAGCCAAAAGTAATATTGTTAGTAGGATAAATTGGTTGGTTTACTTTTTCTACCAAATCATCAATAGCGACTTCACTAGATTCGAATAAGATATCATAAAGATTATCTTTATATTCTTCTTGATGTTTCTTAGAGCAAGTATCCATCAATTTAGCAAACTTTTCAATATTTTCTTTAACTTGGCTATATACTACGATTGTAATGTTGTTCTTCACTGCTTTGTCCCCCTATTTAACAGCGTCTTCTGGTTGTTGACGAACGAAATCTCTTAATTCCACAAACGGGAATATCATATTCTTCATTTCATTTACGTCTTGTTTAAATAATTCAATACGTTGGTCTTTTCTAGAGAATACCATTGTATTGAAATATGCTTGAATTTGGTTAGGATTCATTCCTTCTAAATTCGGATATCCTAAATCATATACCAATCGTGGGAATATGATAGGATTTAAATCTGTATATGGATGGCAATCGCATAGTGTATCCAAAGAGATAATATTACAAGCATACATCAATTCAACACGGTTGGATAGAGTATACAAGTTAGTATCATCATAAAATGGATTAGACGTAGGATCACTTAACGTTGCACATGGAATACCATATACACTATAAAGAGTTTCAGCTAATACATTTATAAAACTTAGACTCTTGGCTTCATCTGGTGGGACAAAGATTAAGATATCTTTTTCTACATAAGTAGCTGCAATGATATTAGCTATTGGAGCTAAAGCATTTTCAGAACGTAGTAGATAGTCTTGATAAATTTGACCAGCTAATTCAAATTGTTGATTGCATTCAGCATCTATTGCTTCATATGGAGGCAATAGCATACTCATAATATTACAACCAATTCGACGATACTTTTCTGTATCATCATCTAGTACAACAACTTTGATATTGTTATACAAAGCATTTGACAGTTCATTCCAATTACATGATAGGAATACTCTGCCCCATTTTATTCCCTTATTAGGATAAAACATAATTACCTCCCTTAGAAATCCTTGGCAATCTTACATGACTTTTTAAACTTAGGAACCTCAGTTTCAGGTGCTTTAAGTTTAGGTTCTACTTCGGTTTTCTTAATAGTTTCTGCTTCGTCTGGTTTAATACGAAGAGCAGCATCTTTGTTCGAATAACCATGTATTATAACATTGTCAAAAAGATTGTCGCTTTCTAAATTTGCACCAAACATTTCTAGAATTTCTTTGTCGGAAACTTGCCGTTTCTTAAGCTTTGCACCAATATCCTTTGCAGAATATCGTTTACCACATTTATGACATACAATGGTATTCATGGCATCATCGTACCAAATCGTACCATTACACATCTTACCTGTTACTTCGTCAACAGCAATACATCTAGACCTACTTGGTATATACTTATATACGTATGGATAGTCTAGAATAACTGGACCAAATCCTTTGCGTAATCCCCAGTTCATAAAGAAAGCAGATCCCAAATCTTCAACGAGATATTTCTTTATATGTGTAAATGAATAAAGAATATGGAAAATCTGATATCTATTATCCCAGAATTCTTGTCTATTCTTTATAGGCTGAACTCTTTCAACCAACTGAACGGTACCACATTCAGAGACTTCATAAACCTTTGGTACATAAGGTTTAAGAAAGTCTTGGTTGTAAACTTCATCATCATTGTCTGAGATGCCTTGGGCATCAGTAGCTACTTTTAAGACAATGGTTGGATGATCACTGGAGCCATATACAATACGGTTAGTTCCACTATGAATCCGAGAAAATCCTCTCGGTTTCATAATGGAATCAGCTAACTCTAATTGTTGGGATCTTGGTTTATCACAAAAGTCTGGATCATTGAATAACATATGAAGAGCGATGATGTCCTCATATGTTATCAATGATAATAATGGTTGATAAGTCATCGCATCAAAAAGTCTAGTAAAATACTTAGATCTGTCTTGAAGTTGATTCATCTTATCGAAATCAATTTTAAGGTTATGATCAATCAGAACACGTTCTTCCAATTAAATCAACCCCCGTTCTTTTTGATTATAAATAGTATCGAACCACGTTTTATCTTTGATATCATGTGGTACGTCGATTGCACCGATAGCATGATAATAATCACTTAGCATACCTAAGTATTCATATTTACTTCTATCATAGTTGTGCATGTCACGAGTATCCTTTTTCTTGAAGCGTTTTGCACCATCAGGATTAATGAAAGGATCATAGGACATTCGCACTGCTGGCATAATGCGAGCTAATGCGTCATTGTATTCATCAAATGTCTTAGCACTCATAAGAGCACCTTGGTCAATTTGATCGAAGTTACGTTTCAATTGAGCACGTACATCGCTGATATACTTTTCAGCTGAAACGAATTTGTGAGAGTTTTCCATAAAGTAATCAAACGCAGGTTTTCTACCATATGGATTCATTCTGGATTTAAACGTACTTCTAGCTCCAGAATTAATTTGATCTAATAATGGTTTATTCCACCAATTAACAAAGTTATTTAAATCGAATTCACCATTAATCCTCATTGCATGCTTAGCATATGACATATATGATGCAAGCATCATCTGCTTAATAGGAGTTAGACTACTATTAAGTGCTTCGAATACTTGCTTATAAGCTAATAACCTATGAGGTATAGTAGATACGTCTACCATATTCCTGAATAGTTTATTATACTTCATCCGTTCGTCAGATTTATCCTTAGGATCGTCTTTATCTTTGTATTCATCATAGATAGCAGAGATTTCTTTAATAGCTTTATCCAATCGTTTAACTACACGTGCTTTTTCATCTTCGTCTAGACTATTATCTTCTTTCGCCGCTTCTTTCATTCTTCCAAGATGTTCGACTTCACCTGCAACCATCACAGCAACATCCAATTCAGAGGATTCTCTACATGGAGTTCTAACGATAGTTGTACCTGTGATCATGATACCAGATTTCAAATCAGCTGCTGGATCGTTTTCTCTAAGAAGAATAAGTTGTTGTAAGATAAGTTTAGCGAACTCACGATAAACTTCTTCAGTTAAGTTAGTTCTTGCCCATCTTACTAATAGAGCATATTCTGTAGAGTAGCGATTAATTTCTTCAGCCAGTACGGCACTGTCATCAATACCTGCAGCCATTTTCATGCTGTCTTCTCGAAGTTCTTTAAGATTCTTTCGCTCTTTTTCGATTAACGCTGTATTCAACGCATCAAGTTCTTCTTGAGTACATGTATGAGATTTGCCTTCTGGTGGATAGATTGTTAAGCTTTCATAGATTTCATAGCCAGTATCGGGATCTATTTTCATTCTCCGGCAATATAAGTTTGCTTCTTCGATACTTTGTGCTTTTGCTGCATTGATAGCTGCACGTTTTTCTCTACGAGCACGAATAATTTTAGCTAATTCTCTATCGTGATCATTTAAGATTAAAACTGGATAGTTTTCTGAGAGGATTTCTTCGTCAGTTAACTCACGATATTCTTCAATCCACGGACTAGGTTGATAACCATAATAATTACCTTGGAATTGTCTTACCCATGGTGGTGCTGCACTCACTGTACCATTAGGATTATAGATAACACTAGGCATATTAGTGGTAAATTGACCACCATTTTGAGTAGTAAATGAAACTGTTGGAGAACCTACTACGATAGATGTAGGGTCTACATGCATTACAGGACCATTTGCATAGTACTGTTGATAAGTTCTATCCAATGGATCTGGATTCATTGGAGTAGGCATAGGATTTTGATTATAGCTTTCATTCATATGATAACCTTTTAATGCTGCTGCTTGAGCATGAGCATCCATTTGCATGTTTAGGTTATCTATCATTTTACATTTAGCTAGATATTCTAATGCTGGAGGTGTTGACATAACACTTTGACCACCATCAGGATCCCATTCATAAGTAGTTCCATCTTCATGAATTTCTAAAGTAGAACCAATAGGCGTTAAATATTTAACTGGAATAGAAGGTGTCTTAGCTTTATCTCTGGTTACTTTAAAACCATTGGCTTTAAGATCATCTTTATTCATAGAAACACCTTTAAATGCTTCAGCATTATCATTCTTAGCATTTGCATTGTTCTTACGTTCATTGTAAGCATCAATATTCAATTGCTTCAAATGTTCAAAATTGTCTTCACGCATTGCTTCATCAATATTGATACCAGTTGCTTTATCGTAACGGTCTTTCTCATGTTGCTTATAGTAATAACGTTTAGCCAATTCTTCTGGGCTGTTGATTTTATTTTCAACTTTGTTTTTGAACTTTTGAGCCCAACGAGCTGCACGCATAGATGGATCTTCAAATTGTGGATACATTACAGGACCACGGTTATTGATATATTGAGTTTGTTGTTGTACTCGTTGTTCCATAACTCTAGGTGGTACTGGTATCATTGAAGGTCTAAAGTAACGTTGTGCTCTAATTTGTGCCATTTGTTGCAGATATTCTGCATTTTGTTGACCATAATATGGATTTTCCATACTTTGTCGGATTTGTTCCCATCTACATGGGTCATTTGGATGCATTTTATTTACCATATCTTCTTTGGAATACATTACCGTAGGTAATTCTCCAGTGAAGTTGACAGGCATCCGCATTGGATCTGTTATTGGATCTGGTTCTATTCCATCGAACCCAGTAAACCATTCGAATTCTTCTTTAGGTTCTACAGGTTGGGTTCGTGGGACTTCATCCATAAATGTCTTGAATCCATCCAAGTACATTCAAATCCCTCCTTCTTCTTTAACATACTAGACTTCTGTAAGATTCAATTTGTAATCTGCTAGGTTGTCTAGTAACAGGATAACGGAATTGACGATAGTTTTCTCGTTCAAAGGAATCATCATGACATACATCATGTAAACGATGACGAGTCATCTTATCGACAAAATTGTTATAATAGATAATATCACGAACGATATCGTCAGAAGTATTGGTTTTATTTACTTTATTGAAGTAAGTGCGAGCCATGTGTACACTTTCTTGATGATAACGATTATGAGAACGTACATGATAGAAGTTAATCTTCAATCCTGTAGATACGATCTCTTCGACGATATTTAAATATAATTCTTGATATTTGATACTATCGCCTCTGATATTAACAAAGCCACCAGTATCGGATTTCAAAGAATTATCGTACCAATTGAATACATTATGAGTCAAAGAACGAATAGATGTCTTAGAATCACTAAAGAGGTTGATACGAGAGCCTCTATCTTTAAATCTGTTTGCTGCTATTACACCCATAAGGATCGCAAACAATTCACCTTGAGCATTGTTACTATCATCTACAATGATATTATTATGCTCGACAATTTCGTTGTCAACTACTACACAGTAGCCACAACTTACTAGAGTCTTATCAGACTCACCACGATAAGTACTACAATCTGTAAAAATATTTACAGCATTGTCAAAATCTAACAACATTTGATTTTGACCTCCTTTCTTATAAAATATATTGAAGACATATCTTTCTTCTTTTATATAATATACGCTCATAAATTCGTTTAATTATAAAAAATAAAAGAGATGATGGAGATCATCTATTGATGATCTCCAATAAACGTTCAGCATTTAGATGCTCAGTTCTGTACTGGCATCTCTTAATTTCTTCCTCAGCTATTTTGTTTTCAATGTACATTCTGCTGAAATAATAGCCAACTGCACCACCAACAGCCATTAGGATTGTGAAATGAATTGCTAAAAATAAATATAAATCTGCCATGATAAATTCCTCCTAAAATAAATTAAATTATTCTTTATTCACTTTTATATTATATAACCAATATTTCAGACTATTACAATTTTGCGAAAGATATGAGGTTACCCAATATTGGGTAACCTCTTGATATATCTTATTTATTTCTACGCTCTTCTAAATCATCATAAACAGATTTAAGATAATTGAAGAGTTCTTCTGTAGAAGCTTGATATCCATCATCTTCCACATTGATTCTTACAAATCCAGCATTCAAAATAGCCATTTCCTTCTCAGGATCGTAGTTTTCTGAATGTTGAATGATAGAATCTAAGTTAGAAAGAGTATCGATAGGCATATACTGTCTATACTCTTCTACAAACTTGTCCCAAGCACCCATAACTGCTTGAGTTGGAATGAATAGGAATTGGTTATGGACCATTTCATGTACTGTAGTGGTTAATGGTATTAAACCTACATGAAGTTTGTAATGTTGATACATAACTTCCTTTGCAATCATATCCTCATGCAAAGATTCACCATTCATTTGTCTTTTTCTAAAGATAGTTAAAGCAATATCAAATAAAGTGATAGGTTCATGATGAATTTCGATTCTCAATTTAGGAATATCTTGAGTATCTAAGAATTTCATGAACGAGCACTTATTCATATTACCATAATTCTTCAAGAAATAGATAAACTGTTTATATTCAAAAGATTGACGACAAACAGTTTCTACTCGACGAATATACTTATATAAAGCCTTTTCGTCTTCAAAGTCGAAGTCAGATATGTTAAAGTCAGGAACTTCTTTGATATTAATCTCAGTTACTGGTTTATCATAATTACCTTCGACAATGTAATTAGCGTTTCGAGCCATTAAATCACCTCAGTATTAGTAATTCTGTACTCAATGATGTCAATAATACTTTTATCAGTGAATACATCTTTAATCAAACAACTGTAAATGAAGCTTGCAATTGTTCGTACTTCAGGTTGGGCTGATTTATGGAGTCGAACTGATAAGAAATGAATCATATCAGACATAGTGAAAGTATAATAAGCACTAGATTCAGCATTAAATGGTAAGAAACCACGAGCATCTTGCTTTAACAATCCTTGATCTAATAATTGACCATAAATCTTAATTAATTCTTTACCCAACTCTTCGACGTTAGTTTTAACTTCATTACCAAATAGTTTGATATTAATTTCTGGATTTGGGTTAGGATATTTATTAGGGTCAAACTTACAAGGATTGATGAATTCACAATCAGATACATTTACGTATCGTTGAGATTCTTGAGTAATAGCTGCTCTATGTCGATTAATTTGTTGAGAGATAGCACGACTCATCTTATTAATCTTAATAGTAATAGTAGATGTAGCAATTAATGAATGAATAATATCATTTAATAATTTTTCATCTCTAATTTCAGATGGGAATTTATTATTGATAGTATCAATAGAAGCTTTATAGTTTTCTGTAGGATAATCAATGATATCTACATTACCAACGGTGAATTCTTCTCTAGTTTCTTGAGTTAATTCATCTGGATTAATAGAATTTACTTTATCATCATCGATTTCTTTTTCTTCTTCGATATCGAAGTTTTGTTTATCGATAGCATTGATGATATCATTTTCATTTACTGGAACTGGTTCATCTTTAGGATTATCGAAGTCTGTATCATATTCATTGAAGATTGGTACAAATTCAAAATCTTCTTCATCTAAGTATCCATCTTTAATTAAGTCTGGATAGAAGCATTTTTCTGTAGTCTTATAGATTACACCTTTAATGAAGTTGAAGATATTCTCTTCATGGAAGTTAAGGTTAGAAACTTCAGAAATGCTTCTAATATAATAACGAAGAGAACGGATTGAAGCACCAAATACTAATACAGTAACTGTACCTTCTTCGGATTGTCTATGAATTACTTCAATATTAAAGAATTTGAATGCTTCTAAATTCTTTACCAAACCAATAGAAGCTTCATCATAAATATTATGGATAGTGATAGCAAATTGTATATTGGAATGACCAGAAATACTATCATGACCCATCTTCATAATACGTTCGATATAATCGCATTGAGCTTGATATGATTTAGGAGCTTCTAAACCATGAGAAATGCGAGCAGCTCTAGATACATTCTTTACATTATCACCAATTTCAAGAATATCTAGTTCGTATGTCGACGTTTCACCAATTTTATCGAATTCATCTTTAATGATAGTGGATTTAGACTTAAATAAGTTCTTTAATTTTTCTTTATTAAACATTCCTTGCTCCTTATATATTAAATTCTGTAGTTACAAAGTCAAGTAACCCTTCTGGGTTATTATGATAGAATTGAGATATAACGGATATTAATCCATATAACTCTTCAGCATCAGTTGCTTTAAAGATAGGTTCTGTAAGAATGAACTTATTCCAATCATCATAATAAACAGCGTAGAGGAAATTATTTTCTGGGTTTGCTTCAAATCTAACTGCTTCTCTAATGGAAATTTTTCCATCATCTAAAGAACGAGCACAATATCTAAATGGTTTAACTTCTGGTTTCATGAGTAATACCTCCAATTTAATTAACGTTTACCAAATAAAGTTTGATCATAATATCCTTTAGTAATATATCCATTATGATCAACTAAATCTCTTTTATGATTATGGTTATCTACTTCAACCACATGGACTTTATGTGCAATAGCATATTGTACCAAAGCATCGGTTTCATTAGTATGACCATTATCTCTAAGAATTAAAATATGGTCGGGATTATAAGACATAACTTCTTGTACCCAACCTTGAGCTACATTCTCCTTATTATAATAAAACTTATTATCACAATAAGGAATTTCTATCTTATGGAACATTTCATCCTTAAGACCCAAATTACGTTTATATTCTTCTACATGATAACACAAACGTGGAATGCCACCATAAACGAAGTGGGCTTTGTCTTTGAACCGCCACATGACATCAGAGATATCATTCATTGGTTTTCTAACATCGTATACCAAGTAACTTCTATCAAATATCATGGCTACACAAGGTTTATCTTTATACAATCTCTTTCACCCCTTTTAAAACTTCTTCAAACACTTCTTCCTCATCTTTTCCACTTACTTCAATCTCAAACATATCGATTTCTGTAAGTTTAGAAGAGGTCATATTAGTAAATTTAAGTTTCTTGAATATTTCAAAGCAATCCATAAGGTAACTTATATTAGACTCGTATAAGTCCCCTTTTTTATCTTTATTCTTTTCTTTTACTTTCTCATAAAGTAAATTTCTATCCGAAACCATTTTAATGATTAAATCTACTCTTGGTATATTAGTAGTATCGATTACCTTATTTACTATCTTACATTGTAAGTTAAGTAATCTTTCTTTTTCTTCTTCTTTACTTAAATTAAACTTAGTTATAGTTTTAAGCATATCTGGTATTGGATAATACATATTGGAATAAGCATATCTATCAAAGATAACTATCCGTTTCTTATCCTCTAGATTTTCTTCTTTCATTAATTTATCAATATATTCATTATACCACTTAATCATATCCATTACATAGAATAGACATACTGTAGTTCCTGAACATATTGCTCTATCCATTGTAGTATTACCATCTACTTTAATATTACCAGATAGATATTGTTCTACAAAGTATGCACTAGGATTCTTATACCTTGGAAAACTAACTAGTTCTACTTCGTATCCTATTAAACCTATTATATTTGCTAATCTATTTGAATTAGTTTCTTTATATGAACAATCCATACCTTCAAATGATATCATTGTTACATTATTCTTTATATATTGGATTACTTCGTTTCTTTTATTATCTATTGACATCTGGATTCTCCTTATTTACTTCTTAATATTGGATAATCTTGTTCTTTCTTCCTATCTAATTGTCTTGAAATTAATTATAATTTAATATTGAATATACAATTTAGTAAATCTTGCTTCCAGTCGAAGGTAACGGAAATCCTGGAAGCGTACTGTAGATCCATGATTAAGACAACCGCTTAGCTACGCCCACGCTTCGCACGCTGTCTTAATCATGTCTCTGCGTTGCTCGCTTATGAGCGACGCGGAGATCCAGGGAATTAAGACATGCAGGATTTCCGTTATAATTGGGTGGAGCGGAGCGACTTTCTAGGGTATTAAATAAGAGAGTTTTTCGTCTCATAAAATCGGTTATAAACGTATAATATCTCTATGAAAAGGTAATAAATAATCTTTATCTGAAGGAGGTATTATACAAATGACAAAGATATTTATTGATTGGATATATACTAATTCAGACTCTGTATATAATCCAGAAATTTTAATTGATTTTACTAGCTCTTATATTTTTGATATGAAAGATTTATTAAAAGAATCTAGGAAAGATAATGCTCTAGTTAAAAGACGATTAGCTAGTCTCTTCTATCCATTTGAAACAAATCTTATCATTAAATTAATTACCAATCTTCATAAATATATAGAAGAGCTATCTGTAGAGCATTCTGAATATAATAATGGATATCAAATTCCATATACTTATAAAACTATAATAGATATAGAATCAGAATCTGCAGAGATATTCTGTTTTGATATGAATAGAAGGGTAGTTGATTTAAAATGATGACTAGATTTAAAGTAATAATGGATTTTAGTAATAGGAAGATGGATTCTGATATCATTATATATGATGATATCAGACTAACTTCTGTTAGATTTACACGAAGAAATATAGCTAGGTCCAGAAACCAATATGGTTTATATGTCGATATAGGCAGAATGTTTGGTCTAAAAGGTACTAAAGCTGATAGAGACTTTGTGGCTAAATATATAGACGCTTTGAAGCGTATGCGTGAGTGGTTCAAAAACCTAGTTTATGATAATCGGGATAACTTAAATATAAACCCGTTTAGGGTATTTAACGGTTATCTAGATATAGATGAAGGTTCTTTTACAATACACGACTATCTTTTGAATACAAATGTATCTTTAAGTAGTATTGTATTAAAGGGAGAAAACAGAACTAATGCTAAGGCTAAACGCAGACGACAATATACTTATAACTTTATGGAGGATTTAGAAAAATGGAAGAAACTTCAGCAGTAGTGTATCATATTACTAATACAATCTACGCTAATAAAATTAGACTTCAAGAAGAAAAGAAAGTCTATAATATCCTCACTCCTTGTGAGGTATTAATGAATAGAATCAGTGACAATCCAGACGATATGTATTTCACTTATTCTATGGAAGTTATGTCTGAAAAGTTTGATGAATTTGATAAAGATATCATCATCTATCCAGATGGAACTATGGAAGACTTAACTTCAGAAACTAATCTTTTAGAAATCACTAAAAAGGTTATCCGTATCATGGCTGAACTTAAACATGCTATGGTCACACAAAAACAACCAAATGAATTATCCCAATATATCTTCAATTATAATATTGATAGAGTAATGGGTATGTTTAATTTAGATTCTGTATTTGGTGGCAAATACATACCAGTTGATATTTATTCTACAATCAAAGCTGTAGTAGATAAATATAAATGGTTAGGTTCTATCTACAAAGTTAAAGTAGAAAGTTCTGGTGGTGCTATTGAATATTCCGTTCCAGAAACTCTAGCTAAATTACGTGACGAATTAGTCAAAGTAGACCGCAGTGAACTTATTAAAAGAATTGGTAAATATAAGTTCTATACAACAGGTGGTCGTATTTTATCCTTTACTGAAAAAGATGGTAAAGTGAATATTGAAATGAAACCTATTATTCCTACAGAAGGGTTTAGTAGCGAATTCTAATATTTATTAAAGGTGGAGACTTATGAATAAATATTTTGTTAAAGACAGAGTCAAAGGAGATATAGAATTTACTATTGAAGCAGAGAATATGGTTGACGCCGTTGCTAAATGTAGAAAATATATCGAAGAAAAGTATCCAGAAATATTCATTGATTATGATTGCTTCCAAGCTGAAAAAGTATTTGGCTTTAATTTCATAGATCAAACCTATGATGAACATAGTGAAACTGGATATGTAATGACAATTAGAAGAGACTTAGGTATCGAAGGTATTATGAGTAATTTCGATATCGGTATTATTAAATAGGAGGTATGATACCCATGATTATTAGTTTACGAGTTTATGATAAAGGATTCATTTTCTTAAGAACGAAAATGAAAAAGAAAAAGATTGAATTCTTTGGTAATCCAAACTTCAAGAAAGAAATCAATCAATTCTTAACTCAAGTACTTTTGAATGAAAAAGAATACTTGAATGAAATTGCTAAATGTGCAAATGATTACACATTAGCATACTACGGCTCTAAAGGTATGATTAAAGAATCCGTAGATATTAATTCTAAAACAGGGGATTATTTAAATATCCCTAAAGCAACTCGAGATAATATTGCTCAATTTTCGAACGATTAAAAAATATTTGAGTTGTATAATATTCATATGATAGAGAGATAGAATATTTTTCATTTTATTTCATAAACTCCTTTTAAGATAAATAAAATTCACGCAATTGACTATAATAATCTTTTATCTCTCTATCATTTTATTATTTTAATTAAGTTATATGATTAACCACCACAGATAAGAAGGAAACATCTAACACTCATATTATTCAAGACATTCCCATACTTCCGTCTTGAATTTAGAAACCCCAATATTAAACACAAATAATACAATCCTTTGTTTAAAGATAATAATTTTTTCAAAATAGTTATTTCAGACTACTCTCCCCGAAATAACTAACTGACTTCTCTCACAGAAAATTCTTATTCTTATCACAAGGTATATTTAACTCTCCCTGTTAAATATACAAAATTCCCTAAAATAAACAAACACAAATACACTCCCTAAACTTATTTGTGGTGGTTAATCATGTAACTTAAATTTCGAATACCATCGTAGATGGTATGAATATACTCTTCAGGTTTTTCCTCATTATAATTATATAATTTTATTTCTACGCTTTTAATTTTGCTACTCCCGTCCTTTATGCTTTGTATGAATGGCAGTAAGTGTTGAATGAAATCTAATATAATTACTACTTGAAGAGTATATTCATATTATCTAGCTTTTATTTTTTTGAAAAGATATAGGAGTACCCAATATTGGGTACTCCATATTCTTTCGTTTATTTTTTGTTTTTACCTAAGTAATCCCATTTGATACCAAGTATATCTTTACATTGTCTAGCAGTTTCTATCATGATTTTATTCATAATACCGCTAGAGATAACTGAAGATGTCATACGAGCAGTTACAGAGGCAGTTGCTAATAAAGCATCAATCTTTTCATCAGGTCTATATTCACTAGTAGGTTCATCACCTTTAGGGAATAAATCCTTGATTACGCCTTTAATTGCAGTGTTGTAAGTGAGTTTATCACCCACACCCATTTTATCTTCAGCTTTAAGATAGAACTCGATCAAAACGCCATTTTCGGTAGCTTTGAGCTTACCATTTTGTTCTAGTTTGTAGTCAGGTTCAGATGTAGCTTTAATTTCGCCTTCACTAACTCCATATTCTTTAGCTATTTTATTATGTTCCTTGATACCTTTTTCATAGTCAGTCACTATCTTCTTAAGAGAAGGAGATAGGTCTGAAATTTCACAAGTACGGTAAATCTTAACGTCTTGCACAACACCAGATATCTTAGAAGCTATCTTGATACGACCAAAATCATTAATTAATTCTGTATCATCATCAGCTAACTTAGCTAAGAGTTTATTAGCATTATCATCATCGAAAGCATTTTGGAATACAATAAGAGAATCACCTTCTTTTATTTTTTGTCCAGGTTGTACGATATTGTAAACGTTTGTATTTGCTTTGAATGACTTAGCTTTTTGAACGCAGTAGTAACTAGTCATAGCTTCAGATAATCTATCGGAGATAATAGAACTATCTTCATATGCTTCATCTGTACACATGATAGCTACTTTAGCCAATGTACCAATATTATAAGCAATTTGATCTGCTTCTTTAGTAGTAGCATTAGATTTAGAGAAAGATTGAGGGTCATAAGCTAAGATATCATTATACTTAAGTGATTGACCTTTCTTAACTTTAGGAACTAATTGAACAGTTACATAGAAACCACCATCGGAGTTCTTAAGTACTTCATCTTTCAAAGAAAGCATATGAACTTGTTTAGTATCAAGATCTTTATATACTAAGAATTTTCCTTCTTTTACATCTAATACTTTACCTCTCTTACCTTTGAATTTATGAGAGAAGATATTAGAAGTCATATAAGGTAAAGCTTCATCCATACCATAAGTCAATAAGTTAGGAGAAGATTCTTTAACTCTCATTTGATGCTTAGCTGTTTGGATATAACCCATTGCTACACGAATTGGATCGTCATGAGTTGTAGAATATGGTGCTAAAGCTTCATACGGAGTAAGTGTATCAAGAGTACCTATTTCTTTTTCAGATTTAGGTTTGATAGTACCACGAGTATCTAATACAGAAGCGTTAATAGAACTTTGACGATTAATACCAGTATTAGCAGAGAAACCAGTAGATACACCAATAACACCAAGCATAGATTTATCATAAATACGTTTGTCTAATTTGTAAGAACGTTCAGAGTTCATACCAGATAAACCTTTGAATGATAATGTAGAAGAAGCTTCAGCTTCAAGTAAAGGATTTAATACAGATAAGTCAGAACAACCTGGGTCTAATAGAATTTCATCTACTACAGCAGATTGTTTGATAGATAACTTAGCACCTTTGCCTCTATGACGAACTGTATTAGCATAATCACCATAAGCTTTAGAAATAGCTTTATATAAATATGCTGCAACTAATTCATTTGTACGTACACGGTTACCAGTAATATCTGTATGGGTGTTATAATTAGTATCAGCTAATAGATTATTAGCATAAATTAAAGCACCAACGTAGTCATATGGTAATTTGTATTTCTTACAAATATCTACAGTGATTGGATCGAATAAACAATCATAGAAGTTAGCTAAACCATCGGCTTTGAATCTAGCACCGAAGTCTTCTAATATATCTAACCAAGTACTATATTCATCCATTTCATTAAATTCAAATTCATCTGTAGCTACTTTATATAAACCGCTCATAAGAAGAGAAACTTCAGGAGTTATATTTTCATATACCAAATAACCATCTTTGAATTTAACCACAGAGTTGTCATCTGTATTTTCAGGACGTTTTTCTGTGAATTCCCATTTGATTTTAGCTTTAGCTAATACAGAAGTTAAACCTTCAGCAAAACAAGCTACTACAATCAAAGGAAGTCTAGTATTCAATATAGAAGCATCAGAATAACCTAAAGAGTTAGATGCTTTAGATGAACTGAATATTTCACCAAATGCTTTATCTTTTTCAGATAAGAAATTAGCAATTGTTTTAGCTACTTCATTACCAGTGCAATAAATAACTTTATCAGCTGGTTTATCATAACCGATAATATAATGAATCTTACTATTATAATTTTTATCACCTTTTAATTTAGGTTTTAAATCTCTAAGAGCAATATCCATATCGAATGTAATATAAGAACCATCTTTAAGAGTATAACTAGTATACAAACCAGCTAAGTCTCTATATTCAATTGGTAAATCATATTTAGAACAGATGAAACTATTATCACCATTAAGAACTGTGATATTAGAACCCTTATAATTCTTAAGTGATTTAGTCAATCTATCTACCATTGGAGTGCTCTTAGTACCATTAGATGGATTCATACGATAGATGAAGATTTTATTGTAGTTGGTTACAATTTGAACTACATCTTCTTCTGTCTTGATGATAGGCATTAATACTAATTGACCATTAAGAATTTTAGTATTACCACGAAGCATCATATAACGACCATCGATAAACTTAGGAATATCGATAACTAGTTTAGATCTAGTACCAAATCTATCTTCAGTTTGAATAGTGTATGTATCTAAATAGTTTTCATGGTTAGAAGTATCTTCTTTCTTCAAATCGATAATAGATACACGGTTCTTTTTATCAGCAGAGAAGATATCATTAAAGATTTTGATTACGTCTTTATTTAAATCATACTCTTTATCGAAATTAGTGAAAGTTACACTCTTCCATTCATCATTAAGAGAGTCAACTGGGATAACATCTTTAGTTAACTTCTTATCAGATTCATAATAAGAATCTACCACATCAGATACTTTATGACCATCAACTTCAATAGTTCTGAATTTTTCATCAAGTTCGTCCATACGTTTAATACGAGATGGAGAAATATCAGGTTGATTAAACTTCATAGAAGTAGAGTTGCTTACTTTAGATACATAAGATTTGATTTGTTCCAAATCTTCTGCATCTTGTTTATCATCCTGAGCATCTTCTTTTTCTTCCTCTTTATCATCTTCAATAGATGGAGGAGTAGTAATGTATTCTGTATTGGTATTATCTTTGTCGATATCAACATCGTTTAGATAATTAGTTTGAACTGGAGCTTCATAAATATCAGAAGAAAGATTTAATAGTTTATTAATCAATCTTTTTAATATGGTAAGTTTAGACATATCCATATCAGTAAAGTCTACTTTAAAGTATCCTTTATCTGCTACTATTAAGAAGTCTATTCCTTCCCAGTCTTGCCAGAATTCAATCTTACGACGTACATATCGTTCAATCATAGAGAAGATATTGATATCTTGTCTATAATCCCATTTACCTTTTACATCAGCTGCATTTTCAAAGATATCTTCTAATTTAATAATTACAGTCTTACGAGTATAAGTATCAAATCGTTTATCTTGTAATAGATGGGTGATGAAATGATGATATAAATCAACACCACGGTCTAATGTATAGAAGTTATTCTTTTGGAATACGCTAGTATAATAACTCCAGTCGACAATAACATTCTTTTGTCTATAGAGTTCGATGTTTAGGTATGTTTTTGTAATCCAATTAACTACAGATTTAGCTCTATCATATTTAGCTAGAAGTTCTTTTTGATTCTTAATACGTTCAGTATATAAGAAACGTCTAAACATGGTAGAATAGTTTTGTTTAATACCATAATCTTCTCTAAAGATTATATCTTCTACCGCATCAGGATAGAATAATTTTACATCATTGGTTTTGATAAATTTATCATTAAATAAAACATCATCTTCATTATTACTGGATTCTAATAGAGGAATCATATTCCCTTCTTCAGTCATACCTTGTTCTTGAATAACAAAACTGAAGTCTTTTTCCATATAGTAGCTAACAAAGTGAGCATTATTAACAAATATTTTATTTTTTGCTAAGAATTTAAGCGACTTCTCAAAACTACCTGTGACTAAATATATAGCACTGTTTTTGTACTTATCGTCTTTATTTATAGGATATAGGAGTTTATCAGTCCTGATTTTAAAAGGTCTGATATTATCTATATTTTGCATCAGAATTCTCCTTTCGTGTGATTAAAATTAACTAATTGTTGCCGTAAATATATTATTATTTATTATGATCTAAACTTTATAGTAATTATAATGACCAAAACGGTCATGTTTAAGAAGAAAGAGAGGAATAAATTTGGATAAAGAACAGTTTCTTGAGATTGTTAAAGGATATAATCGAGAGGAGTTCAGAGAATATCTTTTAAATGCTCAAAATAGGAAACAAAAATTGGTTCGAATTATTACTCTTCTTGATGAAGATGGAAAACCAGACAAGAACCAAACTTGGTAGTTTTTATATAAAGGTAGGATATTATAAATGGAAACAGTACAAGAAATCATTTCTCAATTACAAAATGCTAAAACAACTACATCTTCAAAGAAAGATGAACTTCGTGTTATGAGAGCTATGCTCAATGATACTAATTACAAAGTAGCTACTTACAATAGCAGTGGTGAAGTATCTTTCATTTGTCCATCTGAAATTATTCGTAATACTTGTGCTAGTGTTATGGCTGGTGTAACAAAGATGTCTATGGCTGAAGCTAATCATCTTATGGCTCGTCATGAATTCAAACGTTCTGAAGCAGAAAATATGATTGAATTCTCTAAAGAGTTTGTTAATACATACTTAGAATCTGGTCGTAAATTAGCATTCGGTGGTAGAGAACGTTCTAACGTTGCTATCTCCAAAGTACACAAAGAAGCATGTTATCGCAAATTCCCTAAACGTGAAATCGTTAATGGGAAAGAGCAATATAATAATGGTAAAACTTGGACTCCTGCTCACGATACATTCAAAGTTCATACAAAAGTACCTACATGGTTCTCTCCAGAGGAGTATGTAGGACCTGACGATAAATAGTGGTCATAATTCCTCCTCGAAAATGCCTCTACTCCATATGGGGTAGGGGCGTTTTCACCGCCTGAACATTCCTATAATCCAGATAGAAAGGAGGAATAAATTTTGTTGAAACAAATAAAAGAATACAGTACTCGTTATGCTAAAAACGTAGGCGAATCGCTGTACCATTCAGCACAGAATAGGGCTGAAAATAAGTACGGTAATCTTTACAAAGCTGCTAAATGGACTCAGAGTCAATTAAACCAAAATGTTATCAGAGATAGCAGAACTTTGAACTCTTCTTCCATTAAGAATACTTTGAAGAACCTTAGTATATTTAAAGATGCTAGTACTATTCTGAACAATGGTATCTCTGACTTAAAGACCGGTAAATTCTATAACAAAGCTCGTGAAGAAGAGCTTATGGAAAAACAATTTAGCGGAATGTTTGGAGATGATGGTGACTTCGGATTCAGTTTTGGTGACGAATCTGATTCTTCTATGAATGATATTGAAAATTCTGCATTCTCAGATTTGAATAAAGATCTTAATGCAGGGTTTGCTGCTTCTTCAGCAACTATCTCTAACTCAGTCATGAGTGGTAGTGCTTATGTCGGAGAAACAGTAAAGGCTTCTTCTAAGCTTCAATATACTCAGTTAGCTCAAATGCAGCAAATTAATAAAGCTGGGTTTGAGGGAGTTAATAGTCACTTAAAAGCAATTATTGATTTCAATCAAAGTGCTCTTAAGCAGCATATTGACAACTCCACTAAGTTCTACGAAACCACAACAAATTACTTAGCTGAACAAAATGCTATCATGAAAGAAATGATAGAAATTCAGCGTGAGATGTATAAGAATTCTAACCCTCAAGTTAAAAAGAATTCTTCATTCAGTAATGTATTTGGTGGTGGTGGATTTGACCTAGCCAACTACAAAGAGCATGTTAAGAAGAACTGGGAAAACAGTGCTATCGGTAGCATGATTCAAATGATGAAAGAAACTGGTGGAGATCCTAGCTCTATGCTTGCATCACCATTGTCGTTCGTAACCGATAGTTTATTATCCACAATAATGGGACCACAATTATCTAAAAGCTTAGCTCGATTAAATCGAACAGCTGGTAATGCTGGTATCATGGGTTTACATAAATTAGGAAAACAACAAGGTTTTCTTGGCTCTTTCCTAAATGAAATCTTCGGATTTAACGGTAAAGAAGTTAATAAGGTCGATACAAAGAACTTTGTAAAAGGACCTGTAGCTTATAATGGTATTGCTAATAAAACTATTATCGAAGTAATCCCAACTTACTTAAGACGTATTGAAGCAGCATTAACTGGCGAAGACGAACGTGTATTTGATATAAATACTGGTCGTTGGACTACAGTTAAGAATGCTCAGAAGAATTATAATTCTGAACGAAGAGCTTCTATAAAACAAGCTGCCGCTCCAATGCAAAAGCACTTAACTGGTATCGCTAGTAGAATGAAGTTTAATGATGATGCAGATCAAGTTAACTTCTATTCTGATATGGGTAGAGTGTTAGAAGCATTAGTGGATAGCAACGGTGATTATAATTTTGAATTCGTTGGCGGTAAGCTTAAGAATGCTAGAGCTTACATGACTGCATATGGCGTTTCTAGTGAACGCAATATGACTCTTATCGCTAAGATGCTTAGTACCGCTAATGGTAATACTAGAGCTAAGCTCGTTAGTAACTCCTATCAATACAAAGAAAACCGAAATAATTATATGTCCAATATGGGCAATAATGCTGGTACTGTTGGTTTGATGCACAATAACGGTGCATTCAATGGTAGTTCTAATGTAAGAGGTATTTTCCAAAAATCTCAAGATCTATTAGAAAATTCTGAAGTTGCTAAAGCTATCCGTGGTACTTATATGGAAACTCACCTTATCCGTACTATGTTGGAAAATGGTGTTGGTTTCGGTGGTGCTCCTCATAAAGGTAGAAACTCTGCACATGCTAAATCTTCTTCAAATTCTAGAGCTGTAAATAACTATTGGAATAGTTTTACAACTACAGCTAAAGATGCAAGAGGTCTTCATAAAGAACAAACTTCTACTTCAGATGCTGGATTGGAAGTAATGGGTCTTACTCCAGAAAATATTCGTAGATACGGTTCTGGTGCTAAAGGTAGAGCAACTGGTTCGGCAGCTAATGTAAGAGGTGTCGGTAGAATTGGTGCTTTACTTAACATGCGTGAAGATGACCTTGAATTCGGCTATGATGGTTGGGGTGAAGGATTAAAGAATAAATACACTAATGCCAAAGGTGGTAGCTTCTCTGAAAAGATGAAGAATAGTAAAGGTAAGATGGATAAAGCTGGTCTTGCTATCGGTGCTTTACTAGATCTTAGAGATAGACCTACTAAATTACTTGCTGGTATGGTAGATGCTGTTAATGGTTCTATCGAAAGTTTCTTCTTTGATCATGAAGCTAATCTAAAAGATGAGCATGGTAAACCTATTAAAGGTTTCTTCAATACCATGTCTTTCTATGCTAGAAAAACATTTGATGATTTTGGTAAAGTCTTGAATGATACTGTACTAGAACCATTAAATGCTACAATAGATCTTATTGCTGAACGTTTCCCTACGGTTGGTAAGATTAGAGATAAAGTCAGAGGTACTGTAGGTAACATTGCTAGCAGTGTTACAGGTGCATTCAAAAATGTATACTCTGATATCAAATCAAAGAGTAGTGGAGATAGTGGTCTCTTTGGTGGCGGACGTGCTGGTGGTGATAGATATATCACTAAGACTGGTTTATATGCACTATCCAAAGGTGAAGCAGTAATCCCATCTACAATGAACCCATTCAATCCAGATATTGCTAAAGCTAGTATTGCTAGAGACTCTGCTAATGAACAGAAAGTTATCAATGCTGCTAAACAATATGGTCTTGGTAAATTGAGTGGTTTCGCTTCTGGTACTAAAGATGCAGATAAAATTGTTGATGATAGTCCTGGTGGCAAGTTAAATGGTGCTCTTAATAAAGTATCTTCTTGGTACGATGCTATCGTTGATAAAATGCCAGATAATGTCAAAGCAGCTATGGAGGACTTTAAAAAGCAAGCTCCAGAAGTCTTTGGTGAAGGTGCACTCTATGGTGGTCTTACTGGATTAATGGTATCCGGTGGTCCTATGGGTGTATTAGCTGGTGGTGCATTAGGTGCTGGCTTGATTATGGTTAAGAACACTGAACGTGTTCAAGAAATGCTTTATGGTCAACTTGACGAACAAGGTAATCGTAAAGGTGGTTTCTTAGATAGACCAGAAATCAAGAAGATGCTCGGTACTGCTAAAGACGTTAAGTCTTACGGTATCGTTGGTGGTGCTTTAGGTGCTGCTACTGGTTTAGGACCTATTCCTGGTTTATTAGCTGGTAGTGCTGTAGCATTTGCTAAAAACAACCAAGAAGTTAGAGATTACCTATTTGGTGCTGAAGGCAAAGACAAGACTCAAATGCAAAAGTTCTTATCTGAGCATATGGGTCGTGGTTTAGCTGGTGTTGGTATCGGTGGTTTAGCCGGTGCTGCTATTGCTGGTCCATTCGGTGCTGTAGGTGGTGCTTTAATTGGTGGTGGTTTGAGCTTTGCTTCTACTACTGATAAATTCAAAGAAATGATCTTAGGTAAAGAAGATCCTAAAAATCCTGGTAAACGTATTGGTGGTGTATTAAACTACTTAAACGAAAATGTAGTCGATCCTATGAGAGAACGTATGGAAGGATTCCATGATCGTTTAGAAAAATACATGAAGGATAGAATCTTCAATCCATTAGAACGTGCATTTAAACCACTTAAACAACTTGTAAAACATGGTGTTGGTGATATGTTTGATAGTATCGCTGATTCCGTTAAATCTCAATTTGGTACTAACCAAATGAAATACATGGCTAAGCAATTAGCTGGTAGTAAGATTGGTAAGTTCGGTGCAGCAGCTGCTGCAGCTTATGCATTAGGTATCCCTGCCCCATTGATTCCAATGGTTGGTTTAACTGGTGCATTAGTTTCCTCTGGTCCTATTCAACGTGCTATTAGTAAAGTAATCAGTGTTCCTGGTAAACTTGCTTCCAAAGTAATGGATAAAGTTGGACAATACGGTGATAAGCTTCGTGTTAAGACTATCCAAAAAGGTATGGCTGATGACATGACAGCTCAAGAACGTATGAACTTCATGGCAGGTCAAGGTATTACTGATTATAAATACTCTAGTTTCGATGAAAAGATCGCTGGTGCTGACAAAGACCAATTAGAACAACAATTAGCATTACTTCAAAATGCTCGTGGTAATTCTCGTCAGTTGAAAAACAAACGAGCTGCTATGACAGATAAGATGTATGAAATAGCATCTAGAAAAGGTGTAAGTGCTAGTGTTGGTAAAGCTATTAAGAAAGCCATTCAATCTGGTGATTCAGCTGACTTAGAAAATGCAGTAAAAGCTATCCAATTAAGCGATATGCCTGATGCAATGAAGAGTCAAATGATCAAAGAAATTCGTTCTAAGATCATTGAACGTCAAAAATTCGATGAGCACGCTGCTAATGCAGATAAATATACATCTCAACTCTCTGAAGAGATGGGTGTTGATATGTCAGATCCTAAGAACCTTAAACGGATGATGGAAATGACTAAGTCTGAATTAGAAAAGCGTGACTTCAGTAAAGAAGACGAAGCTACTAGTCCAGAAAATGACCCAACTACTGTTACAAACATTGCTTTAGATAATATCAATAAAGCTATGCTTATTAATAACCAATTAATAGCAGCTTTTGTCTCTGGTAAGAAACTTACTGAAGATGAAATCAAAAATATTACTAAGCAAACTAATGGTATGGGTGCAGATAAATTAGCTTCTGTTAATGCAGATATTTCTAGCACAAATGCTATGGCTAAATCTGCTTATGAATCTGGTGTTGCAGCTGTAGCTGCTGGTACAGCCGCTGCGGATGTACAACGTGATTCTGATATTGCTGGATTTGTTGCAACTGCTGGTTTGAGTTTGTCTGACTTGTCCAAGAAAGATAAACAAAGAATCCGTAAATTTATTAAAGCAAACTATGGTGTCAGCGACATCAAACGTATGCTTGATAAAGGTCAAATCCCATCTGGTAACAAAGAAGCATTATTTGCTGCTATTAAAGTTACTGGTGCTAATGCTAAACTTATGCAAAAGATTGCTAAACAAAGCGGTACTCCATTAACTACTAAAGATATTACTGGTATCGGTAATATGAAGAGTAATGTAGACTACGCTACTCAATTAGTATCTATGGGTATGCAATTAGACAACCGTTCTGCTGTAGAAGCATATGATAATGGTAAATTCACTAGAGTTAAGAAATGTTTCAAACAATTCTTAGACTTTGGTTATGCTATTACTCAATCTGGGGTTGAACTTCTTATCGACTTACCTAACTTCCATGAAATAGTTAAAGCTGCTGAACGTGATGATAAACAATATGTATCCTCCATGTTTGAGCAATATGGTATTACATATAAATCCGTTCCTCGTGGTGGTAGTTTCTTAAGACGTCTTAAAAATACTATCACTAAATATGCTAGCAAAGCATCTAGTGCTTTACACAACGGTATATCCAAAGCTGCTGGCTTAGCTAAAAGTGGTATTAGTAATCTTATTGATTCCGGTAAGAAGAAATTTAACCAATTCAAAGAAGCTATGTCTGATGATGGTGATGCTACTATTCAAAAACATGCTTTAGGTATTGGTAAAGTTATTAAAGGCGGTTTGTCTGCATTATCTAAAGGCGAAGCAGTTATCTCTGCGGCTAATAATACTTTTGGTATTACAGATAAACTTAAAAGCTTAGGTTCTCTTGCTGGTAAAGCTCTTAAAGCTGGTGCTAACTTCTTAGCTCCAGGTGCTACAGCTACAGTAGCTGGTGCTTATGATGCTATCAAAAATCTTTCTTCTAAATCTAAAATCGATAATGGTGGTGGAGAAATCTCTGCTAAGTTAGATGAAAAAGGTAAGAAGAAGAATATTGAAACTGTTCCAACTAAGTATGGTATTCAAACTTATAAACTTAATACAAACGGTACAATGAGTTTGGATGATACAGCAGAAAATAAAGATATCTCTAAGAAACTTCGTGAAGAAGATACTGATCGTCAAGAATCTAAAGAATATCTTCGTATCATTGCTGAAAATACTAAAGCTCTAGGTGGAGCTGGTGGTTTACTCGGTAGCAAAGGTGGAGATGATGGCTTCGGAGGTGCTGGTAAAGGTGGTTTATTAGGTGCTCTCGGTGGTGTTCTCGGTAGCTTACTAGGTAACAAAGATAAAAACCCTAAGGATCCTAAGAACACTAATCCAGGAACTAAACCAGGTGAAACTCCAAAGGCTTCTTTAACTGAAAGAGTTGGTAAATGGTTCGGTGATAAATGGGCTAAGTTTAAAGATACTAGAGTTGGTAAAACTGTATTAGCTGGTTGGGAAAAAGGCAAAGCTGCTTATAGTTGGGGTGCAGACAAAGCATCTAAAATATACAATAAAGCAGCAAGTCTAATTGCTCCAGAATATTACAAATACAAAACTGGCTTTAATATGCTAGGTGACAGCATTTCAGAAAAGACTGGTAAAGTTACTTCATGGGTATCTGAAAAAGCTGGTGCTATTGCTGATACTGCAAAAGCAGCAGCTAATAAAGTTGCCTCTAAAGTATCTGGTATTACTAGTGTTGTAGGAGATGCTGCTGATGGTATTGGTGCTAAAGTTCAAGAAGGTTTAAGTGTAATTAAAGATACACTTAAGAAAATCATGGATAAAGCATCTACATTTATCCCTGGTAAATTAGCCGATAAAGCTAATAAATTCTGTAGTACTCTTATCGAAAAGATTTCCTCTCCTGCTGTATTGAAGAAAGCTGCTGGTAAAGCTGCTAAACAAATAGCTGCTATCGCAACAGGTCCTTTAGGTGCAGTAATCGCTGTTGGTTCTATTGCTTATGCATTCTATGATGGTTGGTCCAGTGCTGGATCTTACTTCCAACTACAAGAAGGTCAAGAACCTACAACTGGTCAAAAGATCGTAGCAGGTGTTACTAATGCCTTAGCTATTACTATTCCATTCTTGGGTTGGTTTATTGATGGTGGTGATATCATTGCTATCGGTAAAATGATCTTTGGTGATAATGACCCTGCTTCTGGTATTGCTGATTCTATTCAAAACGAAATTAATTATGTATCTAATGGAGTTAAGAACAACGTAGATTGGATTAAGAATGGCATTTCTAATAACCTTCAATACTTAGGTAATAAAGCTAGTGATGTTGGTGGTGCAATTAAAAACGAAGTTGATTACGTTTCTAATGGTATTGCTAATAACTTCCAATATGTAACTGATAAAGCAACTGAATTAGGTAGCAGTTTATATCAAGGTATCGGTGATATTGCAACAGCTGTATCTGATACTGTAAAACAAACTGTAACTGATGCTCAAAAGGCTATCTCTGATACAGTTAATGCTGGTTTACAAACAGGACAAGAAGCATTATCTAATGCTTGGACATCTGCTGGTGAAATTGCTAAAGGTTTATATAAGAGTGCATCTGACTTATGGCAAAAATTCGTAAGTAAATTACCTTCTCTTAAAGATATCAAGAATGGTGCTAAAAGCCTATTCGATAAAGGTAAGAGTTTATTCCAAACAGCTACTTCTATAGGTCAATCTGTAGCAAATGCTGCAGGTGCAGCTTGGGATACTGTTACAACTGGTGCTAGTAATTTAGTTACTAGTGCTAAGAACTTTGTCTTTGGTCAAGGTAAATACGGTAGATCTAAATATGGTCGTGGTGGTGTATTAAGTGATGGAGACTTTGCTTCTCAGTTAGACCCTGGAAACCAAATGTCTTACAACGCTTCTTACGATACAGAAAATCAAACTATGGCAGACTCTGGTTGTGGTCCAGGTGCGGCTTCTAATGCTATTGCAGCGTTAGGTGGTAGTGTACCTATTACAGCAGCTGCTACATATGCATTGAATAATGGTTATAAAGAAAAAGATGGTGGTACTAAGCCAGGCTTCTTTGGTTCTTTATTTAAACAACTCGGTGCAAATAGTTCCGATATTTCTAATAATAACCAGGCTATAGTAAGTAACCTTAAGAAAGGATATCCTGTTGTATTAATGGGTCAAGATAATGCTGTAAGTGATAACAATCCTTATGGTCCTGGTCCTCACTATGTAACAGCTACAGGTTTTGATGATCAAGGTAATATTATTATCCAAGACTCCGAATCTGATGGTCCTAATAAGGTTTATAAAACTACTGACGTATTGAATAAATCTTCTATTGCGATTGCAGCTAAACCTAAAGTTCGTCCTCAATCTCAAATCAAAGCCGATGCTGACGTTAAGTCTAAATACGGTAGAGGCAAATGGGGTAGATACAAAGGTCTTATCAGAAGAGTTCCTATGTGGGGTATGGGTAAAGCATTCATTCCTCGTTGGGGTCGTGGTAAGTTTGGTAGAGGTGCTGGTGGTGCTGGTCCGCAACTTCTTCAAATGCTTATGCAATTAGGTTTCAATAAGATTGCTTCTTGTGGTATCTTAGGTAACATGATGCAAGAATCTAGATTGACTCCTAATATAGTTGAAGGTGGCGGCACTGCTCCAGAAATTAGCGTAAATGGTTCTACTGGTTACGGTTTATGTCAATGGACTGATGCTGGTCGTCAACAAGGTTTGGTAGACTTTGCAAAAGCCAATGGTAAGTCCACATCAGATCCTGGTGTACAATGTTCTTACATTGCTCAAGAATGTAATAACATGGGTCTTACTAATCAATTGAATAACTGTTCTAGTGCATCTGATGCTGCATTCTTATTCCATAAAGACTACGAAATCTCTAACGATAGTCGTGACGCAATTCAACAACGTTTAGACTGGGCTGAAGAAGCTTATGCTAATGATGGTGCAATTGCTGGTTCTAACGGTAACGTTTCTTCTGGTGGTGTTGTTGGCACATCTTCTAAAGGTGGTGCTAATAACCAAGCTACAAGTTTATTTGGTATTTTTGATCAACTTAATGATGAATTAGATAATGCATTAAATAGCTTCGGTTTAGGTAAATATGGCAGATCTAAATATGGTAAAGGTATCTTTGATACTCTTAACGCAGTTAAGACTAGATTTAGTGCAGCTATGGGTCCTATCGGTGGTGCATTTAAAGCTCTTTCTAATTCTCCTATTGGTCAAAAATTATCCAGTATCTTTGGTAGCAACCCATTCTCTGATATCATAGGTGCGGTTAAGGATAAAGTGACTGGTGGTGCTGGAGGTAACTCTGGTGCTGGTATGTCTTCCAATCCTAATATCCAACAAGCTATCAATTGGGCTCGTACTAGAGAAAACGGTCCTGGTTATGGTGATACAGGTTGTACTGCTTGGGCAAATGACTTCTTGAATCATGCTAATATCAATCCAATTAATACTTGGGTTCCTGATGCAATGAAAGAAGCTCAACAAGCCGGTCTCTGGAAATCTCCTGATCAAGGTGCAGTTGCTGGTGATATTGGCTTAGTAGATACCGATGGTAGTATGGATGAACCTGACCACGCTATCGTAATGGATGGTCAAGGTGGTATGTGGAGTAACTCCTCTTCCAGAAATATAGTATTCCATGCCGATACTGCAGGTACTTGGGGTGCTGATAAAGTATGGGGTTATATTGGTACAGGTGGTGCTGGTCAAGGTAACGTTGCTCAAGGTGCTCAAACAACATCTGCGGCAGAAACAGCTGCTATGGCTGGTAGTACTTCACAACACGGTCAAGGTAAATACGGTCGTGGTAAGTTTGGTAGATCTAAACTTGGACGTCATGGTTACTTTGGTAGATCTAAAGTACTTGACTCTATCCAAAATAATAACAATGCTGCTAATTCTTACATCGATGGTAGCTCTTCCAACTATCAAGAAATTAATGCTCCAATTGTTCCTGTTGTTCAACAAAACACAGCAGTTACTAGTAGTAGCGAACAAAAAGTAGATACTATGATTAGTCTCTTGAGCTCTATTAACAATAATATTGCTCTTATGGTTCAAGGTATTTCTGCTATTGCTCAAGCTGCTAATGGTGGAACTCCAGTTGCTCAAACAGCTGTGGTTGCTCCTGTAGCTCAAGCTGCTGGTATGTCTGATACATTCGATAGGAATAGTATGGTTCAAATCGTTTCTGATATGCTCAAAATTGCTAAAAAATAATTCTTTAAGATGAGAAATCGGGTAGAGTAATATTACTCTACCCGACATCTTATTAAAAAGATTAAAGAAATGAGAGGTGATAATTAAATGGCAAAATACTTTATGTTAAAAGAACCATCTAATCTCATGGATGATTGTGCTTTTAATGCCAATGTAATTACCAAAGTTACAGAAACGGATAGATTTAGACTTATAGAAGAAGTAGGTACATGGTATTATGTAAAGACTAATACTGGTGTAGTGGGTTGGATCAATACCTATCTAAATAATAGATTAAATATAATCGAAGATTATAAACTTGGTTCTCTTGGAATTAAGATAGGTGATTATTTTACTTTGAAATCTGATGATAAATTTATCAATGATTTAAATGGTAATCAAGTTCAAACTCATAATGGAACTGTACCAGTTAATTATGTGATTAGTAATATCACTAGAGATCCTGATTGTGTTTATACTGTATATGATGGTAAAGAATACAAATTCAGTATTGATGATATCGAATCTGATAATTTAGTTAAAGAAAGCGATTTTGGATTTAGTCTTCAAACTTTCGATGGTAAAACTGATGAAGCCGATGCTAATAAAAAAGCTGGTGAAACAGATGCCAATAAGAAAGAGAAAGAAGCTCAACAAGCTGAAGTAGAAAAGAATAAAGAAACTAAAACTATTCTTGACTCTGCTTTGAATGCTGTACGATATGCATTCCAAGACCATAATCAGAAATTGGCTAAAGAATTAAATACAATGAATATCAAAAACTTACAAGGTGTATTTGGTATGCCTTATCAGTTTACTGATATTGCTGATATGAGATTAGACCAAAATCCTGATACTCCAGACCAAGGTCCAAACCCATTCATTACATTTGGTCAAACTTATGCTGAAAAGATTGTAGCTCGTATGCCATTACTTACTATAATACCAGGTAATGCTAAATTCATGGCTAAGTTTACTGATGAACAAAAGAAAAGTGTTATTAGCGAAGTATTGAAAGGTGCTGGTGCGGATGAGAATGAAAATACTTTGAAATCTGTACTTAAAGAATCTGGTCAATACTATAACTTCTATGCTGACTGGGTTGGTTATTATCGTTACGTAAATACCTTATGTCATATCGCTGCTGTATTAATGAAAGTAGATGATATTGAAATCCCTACATCTGCTAAAGGTGGTGGAACAGCTAAGCTTAGAGCTTATGACTGGCAAAAGGTTGGCGACAACCCAATTACTGGTACATTGTCTTATAGAAATGCTATGTGTTTCTATCTTAATGCCGATAACCAAGTATCCGAATCTTTCAGTAATGAAACTACTAAAACTCAATTAGCTGATAAGATTAATGGTATCTCTGATAAGATGCGTGAAATGCAATTCTTGATGGGTGCTACAACTGGTCTTGGTGGTAGCTTACTTGGTAAGAACGATATGACTATGGCTGGTCAAAAAGACAAAGCATCTGGTGATGGTATTCTTGGTAAGTTCTTTGGTAATAGTAATGGTAGCAGTGGTTCCGATGGTATACTTGGTTCTTTATTAAGTGGTATGGGTGCAATCATCGAAGGTTCTAAAATGAGATTCCCAGAAATCTGGGCAGATTCTCAATTCTCTAAAGATTATAATATCTCTATGAGATTTATGACACCTGATTGCGATAACCTAAGTGTATACTTAAACGTTATCGTACCATTAATCCATGTAATTTGCTTAGCTGCTCCTAGAGCAACAGGTGCAAATACATACGGTGCTCCATTTATGGTACGTTGTTTCTACCGTGGCTTCTTTAATATTGACTTAGGTATGATTACTTCATTATCTATCAATAAAGGTGGCGAAGGTAAATGGTCATTCTCCAATATCCCAACTGAAGTAGAAGTAAATATGACAGTCAAAGACTTATATAGTGTAATGGCTATGTCTATGAATGACTCTTCACATGCTAACTTAGACGTAACTGTATTATCTAATAATACTCTTATGGATTACTTGTCTAATATGTGTGGTGTCAACTTCTCTGAAATTGATATCGGACGTACATTAACTTTATACAAAGTTCTTATTACAGATAAAGCTAATATGTTCTTGCCTAACATCGCTGGTGAATTAAACCAATGGGTATACAATAAACTTATCCAATATGGTGGTTTCCACGATTATCGATAATTGTCAATATTGATTTTAAGACTGACAAAATTATAATTAGATGAAATATTATAAAATAATTATTATTTTATTAAATAGGACTTAAAATCATGCGTAGAAAAACAAGACAACAAAAGGCTAATGAATATTCAGCCAAATTTGACCATATTCCAAAAGATTATAACGAACGATTGGAATGGTTATATGATCATTTACATTTGACTCGTTCTAAATGTGATGCGATCATAGCTAACTATAATACTATGAGAGAAACTCTCGAATATAGTACAATATTTATAGTTTTATATGAGGTTCCTGAAGGGTCACCTCGTCCACGCTTCAGATTAGTGAATAGACAGAACTTAGCTAACATGGCTATGGCTAATAGTAACTTCGTTCATGTTTATTCACCTTCTGGTGCTGAAGATAATAGATTTATGAGACGTTTAACCACAACTGAAGAGTTTGATTGGTTAAATCATGTAATCTATACTCCATGTATAGTCAAATATTCTACTTTCTTTAAAACTCCTTCATATTTCAATGCAGTTGATACATATCTTGCTGAATTAGGTGTACATACACCACTTAGCAAACCAGACTGGGATAATATCGGAAAGAAATATTCAGATATGTCCAACTCTAACCTATGGTTAGATGATAGATTGGTTGTATCTGGTACTGTAGAGAAATGGTACTCTGTTTTACCTAGAGTAGAGATTAGAATAGACTTCTTAAATATGCTTACAACTCATAAGCAATATAATTCTATAGCAAGTAGTTATGATGGCGACATTAGATTTTTTGGTGATGGGAGAAATAATATCAATGCATAGTAAAAATGATTATTATTATATCGATAATGAACGAATTGTAGATATTTCACAAGTTCGTAGTATACTTATAGACACAAAGTTCTTTTGTGATGAATTATTACAAAAGGTATGTAATAACTTAAAGGAAACGGAAGGTTTAGGAAGCTATATCTCTAGTTTCAGTATCTTAACCAACTATGATGACATGTCTATTAAACTAGTTTTACGAAAAACCTTCTTTAAACGTTTTGAAGGTAAAGTAAACGGTGAAGATCAAATAGAACTTTATAATTATATCACTCCTGCTGTCGTTAAAGCATTCGATGAATCTCTCGCAGCAAGATCTGATCTATCCATTCTAAATAATATTACTAGAAGTCGTAATATTAACCAATTATACAACATCTATGTGGTTGGAGAAAATACAATTATTATTTCTTTCTAAAGTGCAAAAGAAATCCCCCTTTCCCCAATTTGTTTGAGGGGGGTTTTTTTTCCAATTTTTTTTTTTG